TTGGGACGGCGACAACGATGGCTCGCCAATTTTCATCCAGCCTGCAATTGGTGCGTACACTAAATGATGTACCTTGACGTTACTGGCCAAGCTACCTACGGGATTGCAATTTGTGGGCGCTGCTCGCGCAAGTTTTTGCTTGCTGAACTGTCGCCGGATCCAAATTCGCCGGGGCTTATGGTTTGCAAAGAAGACCTAGATGACTACGACCCGTATCGACTTGCACCCCGAGCGCCTGACCAGATCGTGCTGCCTTTCACCCGCCCTGACACCTATATCAATACCCACCCTGCAGGGTTGATACAGGAAGCAGGTGACTTGTTCATCGTCACCGAAGACGGTGACGAGTACTTGGAGATTTAAATGTCAGTGCCTAGCAACCTAATCCCAACGCGAATCACGCAGCTGCCAACAGCCCCTGTGGCTGATGATAATAGCCTGATGATGATTGTCTATCAAGGCAATAATTACAAGATTCGTGTTGGTGATTTGCTAACTGTGGCCGGAGTGCCGATAAGCAGGCAGGTAATCGCCGGCACAGGTCTGACAGGCGGCGGTGCGCTTTCTAGTAACGTGACGCTCAGCGTTGCCGTTGCTGGTATCGGCGGCACTCAACTAGATGCAACAGGTGTGACTCCTGGCGTTTATGGTAACGCCACAAACATTCCTGTTTTCACGGTTGACACAAACGGTCGCTTGGCCACTGCGACCACCATTCCGGCTGCCGTTCCATCAGTCACCGGCACTGTCAATCAGATTGCAATTTCAGCAGGGCCAACTGTAGCCATAGCCAGTGACCCAGTTTTGCCTGGGAGTGGCGGTGTTGTTTTACCAGTAGGAACTACGGGCCAACGCGGAACGTCTACAGTTGGGAATATCCGCTATAACTCATCAACAGGCTTGTTTGAGGGCTACAACGGCGCTTGGACTGCATTTGCAGCAGGGTCTGGCGTCACTTCTATTTCAACTGGAACAGGTCTTACAGGCGGTCCAATCACCTCCACGGGCACAATCAGCATTGATGTGACCGGGGTAACTGCGGCCACCTATGGCTCTGCCACGACTGCCCCTGCAATTGCAGTTAACGCGCAGGGTCAAATTACAAGTGCAACAAACACGACGATAACCCCTGCGGTTGGCTCAATCACAGGCTTGGGTACTGGCGTTGCTACTGCACTGGCGATCAATGTAGGTTCTGCGGGCTCACCTGTTGTAAATGGTGGTGCATTAGGTACTCCCTCCAGTGGCACTTTGACCAATGCAACCGGCCTACCTTTGACCACGGGCGTGACAGGCAACCTGCCGGTAACAAACCTAAATAGCGGCACCGGCGCAACGGCGTCAACCTTTTGGCGAGGCGATGGCAGTTGGGCGGTGGCGGGTTCGGGCACGGTTACTAGTGTTGCCCAGTCGTTCACAGGCGGCATCATTTCGGTGGCCGGCTCACCAATTACCGCCAGTGGCACTTTGGCCTTGACTGTTGCCGGCACAAGCGGCGGCGTACCTTACTTCACAAGCACAAGCACTTGGGCAACCTCTGCGCTGCTGACGGCAAATGCCTTGATGATCGGTGGGGGCGCTGGAGTTGCCCCAAGTACCGCAACTACTGGCACGGGCGTTGTGACGGCCCTAGGGGTCAATACAGGCACAGCAGGGGCATTCGTAGTCAATGGTGGCGCACTGGGCACACCGAGCAGCGGTACGTTGACTAGCGCCACGGGCCTGCCCCTGACAACCGGCGTCACAGGCACATTGCCTATTGCAAACGGCGGCACTAACTCAACGGCCACGGCAACTGCAGGTGGCTCTGCATATGGCACTGGAACTGCATTTGCGTTTACGGCGGCAGGCACAGCAGGTCAGGTATTAACATCAGCGGGTGCAAGTGCTCCCGTGTGGGCAGGCATCTCTGGAGGTACTTTCTAATGGCACAAACCGGCTACACCCCAATTCAGCTTTACAGCAGCCCAACTGCGGCGGCAGTCCCAACTTCCGGCAACTTGGCTGCTGGTGAGTTGGCGATTAACACAACCGATGAAAAGTTGTACTTTAAGAATGCAGCAGGCACAGTCAAGCTGCTTGCCGCTAATGTTACGCCCGTTGCCAACGGCGGTACAAGCCTGACAACCCTTACGGCCAACAACGTGATTCTCGGCAACGGCGCATCAGCACCGACATTTGTTGCACCAAGCACATCAGGCAATGTGCTGACGAGCAACGGCACGACTTGGCAGTCAACTGCACCAGCAGCAAGCGGGGCCAGTAAAGGCCAAGCAATCGCTTTTTCAATGATCTTCGGTCTGTAAGGATTTATCATGGCAAACCCAAACATAGTCAACGTCACCACCATTACAGGTAACACGACATACCTCACACCCGCGAATACCACGGCCAACGTCCTGCTGTCCAACGCAGCATCATCCGGCTTGGTCTTCAAGATCAACCAGATTGTGTGCGCTAACGTCAATGGCTCAAGTGCTGTAAACGCAACGGTAGCCATTAACAACCAAGCCGCTGGTGCAGGTACAAACTTCCCGGTGATTAGCACGGTGTCAGTGCCAGCCAGTGCCTCTGTGATTGCTGTAGACAAGACGACTGCCATCTACCTAATGGAGAACTCATCTATTGTGGTGACCTCTGGCACGTCAAGCGGCATCACCTACAGCTTGAGCTACGAATCCATCGCTGCGTAATGAGCATCCGACAGCAAAACTTAGGCAGCATCGTCAAGCCGGGGTTTAATCCTCTGGGGGCGCAGACGAGTGTGACTACGTACAACTTGTTTAGTTGGGGGCAAGGTGTTTATGGTCAAACAGGTTTAGGCAACACAACAGATTATTCTTCCCCAAAGCAAGTAGGATCACTCACTAATTGGTCAAGTTTATCAACCGACCAAGGACATTCTATTAGCGTAAAAACAGACGGCACTCTTTGGTCTTGGGGTTATAACGCATATGGTGGATTAGGTGACGGGACTATTGTTAACAAATCGTCTCCAATACAAGTTGGGGCGTTAACTAGTTGGAGCACACCTTCCGTTGGCAATTATTTTTCTATAGTGGTAAAAACTGACGGCACTCTATGGTCGTGGGGGTACAACGGCACTGGTCAACTAGGACTAGGTAATAGCACTAATTATTCTTCACCTAAACAAGTTGGCGCATTAACTGCTTGGTTAAAAATATCTGCTGGATATGGTTTTGTTTCTGCAATTAAAACAAACGGAACTTTTTGGTCTTGGGGTAGAAATACTGTAGGGCAACTTGCTCTTGGCAACACAACTTATTATTCCAGCCCTAAACAAGTTGGTGCTTTAACCAATTGGTTAACTGTATCAAGTGGCTATAATTTTACAATAGCAATTAAAACTGATGGGACTTTATGGTCTTGGGGTTCTAATGCACAAGGACAATTAGGTATTGGAAGTACGGTTAATAAATCAAGCCCAAATCAAATAGGTGCATTAACTGCTTGGTTAAATATTTCTGCATCTGGATACCATGTAATTTCGACTAAAACAGACGGCACTCTTTGGTCTTGGGGTCGTAACAGTAATGGACGGCTTGGCCTTGGCAATACTACATATTATTCTTCTCCCAAACAGGTGGGGGCGCTTACTACTTGGAGTAAAGTTTCAACGGGTTGGCTAGGGGGTAGTTCATTTGCCATTAAAACAGACGGAACATTGTGGTCATGGGGCAATAATAGTGAAGGTCAATTAGGTTTGGGAAATATCACAAGCTACTCTAGTCCTAAACAAATCGGGTCTTCAACCACTTGGTTTAGTGTTGTTGGTGGGCAAACATGCACCATCGCTATAGGATAAACAAATGGCAACAACAATAACATCAGGAGTCCAATACTCAGGCATCTGGACAATGCAACAGGTGAACGCCGCTGTAGCTGCGGGGACTTGGACGGGGATTCCGTTTTTGTATAGTTGGGGATATAATGTAGAGGGTCAGTTGGGTATTGGCAACATAACAAACTACTCTAGTCCTAAACAAGTTGGCGCTTTAATTACATGGTCTGTTATTTCACAAAACAGATCATTTATGATGGGAACCCAAACAAATGGCACATTGTGGGGTTGGGGTCAAAATGCTGGTGGCAGTCTAGGGTTGGGCAATACAACGGCTTATTCATCACCAAAACAAGTAGGCGCGTTAACTGTTTGGTCTACGGTTTCAAGTGGTGACCAATGTGCGTTTGCTATTACAACATCAGGCGCTTTATGGTCTTGGGGTGATGGTACTTATGGTAAGTTAGGTCTTGGTAACATAACATACTATTCTTCCCCAAAACAAGTAGGTGCTTTAACTAATTGGGCTTCAATTGGTGCTTCTAAAAGTGCCAATGCTATTAAGACAGATGGTACGCTTTGGGGGTGGGGTCAGAATGCCAATGGTCAATTAGGCCTAGGCAACTTAACATTATATTCATCCCCCAAACAAGTTGGCTCATTAACAAACTGGTTAAAAATAGCAACTGGTTATCAACATACATTAGCTATCAAGACCGATGGCACAATATGGTCTTGGGGGCGCAACAATTTTGGTCAACTAGGTTTAGGCAACATAACGCAGTACTCATCACCAAAACAAATTGGTTTATTAACAAATTGGTTAAATATTGCGGCAGGGTATTATCATTCTGTTGCGGTTAAAACTGACGGAACTATATGGTCTTGGGGGTATAACGCCAATGGCCAACTTGGCTTAGGCAATACAACTAATTACTCTTCACCCAAACAAATAGGTGCATTAACTAGTTGGTTAAAAATTGCTTCTGGATATGGCTCTTGTTATGCTATATCAACTGGCAAAGCATTGTGGAGTTGGGGACGAAATGTTAATGGTCAGTTGGGTTTGGGTAATACAACTAATTATTCATCCCCCAAACAAGTTGGCGCTTTAACCACTTGGTCAGTTGTCAATAGTGGTTGCAGTGGTCAAACTGTTGGCGCTATTGCAACCACTTAAAATTTCCAATATGAACAAAACCCTCCACTTCCTCTCTGGCATCCCCCGCTCAGGCTCTACCGTCTTGGCGGCTATCCTCAACCAGAACCCAATGACTCACGTCTCAACAACGTCTGGTCTGGTTCATGCGCTGGATGGCTTGGCGAACACTTGGCACTCGGCTGGGTTGCTCAATGAGAATGACCCTGAACGCACGAAGCTGGCTCAGACAATGCGTGGTGCAATTGATGCGTTCTACGAGGATACAGAGGCTCCGGTCATCATTGACAAGTCCCGTGGCTGGCCTATTGCTCAAATCATGGCGGCTATGTCTCAAGTCCTCGGTCATCAGCCCAAGATCATTGCTACTGTGCGGTCAGTACCTGACTGTGCTGCCAGCTTTATTCGTGTGGCAAAGCCTGAGAACCTTGACGAGTTTATGTACTCTGGTCAGTTGATGGATCACCTGAAGGCTGCG